CTCAAGATTTATCTCCATTACAATGGCAGTTATTTGATAAATTAAAAGAAAACTCTGAAGATATGTATCTTGCAGGGGATGATGACCAAGCTATATTTGCATGGGCAGGAGCAGATGTAGATAGATTTATAGAAGAACCAGGCAAAGAAAGAGTATTAAAATATTCAAAAAGAATATCAAAAGCAGTTCAAGAAACATCGGAATTACCATTAGAAAAGATAAGAGGATTAAGAAAAGAAAAAATTTATTATCCAAGAAATTATCAAGGTGAATCACTTAGAATAAATAATCTAGAACAAATAGATTTATATGAAGGTAAATATTTAATACTGACTAGAACTATTAATAGGTTAGTAGAAATGACAAAAGAATTAAGAAAAAGAAATTTATATTATCAAACTAATAAAGGTAAAAGTTTTCCAGTAAGATTGTACAAAGCATCTATTATGTATAATTCATGGTGTAGAGGTATAGAGTTAGCAGATAAAGAAATAAAAGATGTAACAGAATTTATTGGAAAACCTAAAAATGAATGGAATAATAATGTAGTTTGGTATGATGCATTTGAAGAATCAAAATTATCTGACAGAGAATATATAAAATCCATGATGGATAACGGAGAAAATTTAGATGAAGATGCAAGAATATATGTATCAACAATTCATGCAGCTAAAGGCGGAGAAGAAGATAATGTAATTCTTTGTTTAGATTTAGGAAGAACAATTAAAAAATCTGTAAAGAAAAGTGATAGTAAAAATGATGAAGAACATAGAGTTTGGTATGTGGGATCAACACGTGCAAGAAATAATTTATATATGTTGAAAGCAAACAAAAGAAAAAATGAATACAAGTTTTAAAGAATTATACTTAAAGTATAAACAGAACGGGATAGAGAAAATTCCTAACGGTGTGTGGCAGCATCGTAAAGTTAATTTGGCTTCTCGACTCCCTATTCAATCATACTCGGTCAAATTAACATCTGCCACAGATAAAGGATAAAATGAAAACACTAACAAGAGATATAATGATTACATTTATATTAACATACTACATAATAAACATAATGGAGGTACTAAAATAATGACAGATAAAGATATGTTTGATGGAGCATTTCCACAAAATAAACAAATAGGCGGGAGTCACTACAAAGACTTTCACATTCAACCTTATGAATTTATTTCTAAGAATGACCTTTCTTTTTTTCAAGGAAATGTTATTAAATATGTGTGTCGTTACATGAATAAGAATGGCATACAAGACTTAGAGAAAGTAATTCATTATTGTGAATTAGAAATTAAAAAGATGAAAGATATGAAGAGGAAAAAATAATGTTGATGCCAACTACAGAATGGGTAGCACCCAAAGAATTTCCTGATTTAAGATCAGCAGAAGAAATAGCAATTGACTTAGAGACAAGAGATCCTGATTTAAAAACAAAAGGATCAGGTTCTATTGTTGGTAATGGTGAAGTCGTGGGTATAGCTGTAGCTGTAGATGGATATAAAAATTATTTTCCAATAGCTCATGGTGAAGGTCCAAACATGGACAGAGATAAAGTTTTAAGATGGTTTAAAGATATTTGTGAATCACCTGCTACAAAAATATTTCACAATGCAATGTATGACGTATGTTGGATACGTAATTTAGGTATAAAAATCAATGGTTTAATTATAGATACTATGATTGCAGCATCTATAATAGATGAAAATAGATACAACTACACGTTGAATGCATTATCATGGGTATATTTAAATAAAGGTAAGAATGAATCTTTACTAAACAAAGCAGCTAAAGAAAGAGGATTAGATCCTAAAGCTGATATGTGGAAGTTACCTGCAAGTGAAGTAGGTGCATATGCAGAAGAAGATGCAGCATTAACTTTAGAACTTTGGAATCATTTAAAAAGAATTATTGTTGAAGAAGATTTACAAGATATATTTAATCTCGAAACTGATCTTTTTCCTTGTCTAGTCGATATGCGTCACCTAGGGGTGCGGGTAGATACAGAAAAAGCCGATCAATTAAAAACAGCACTGGCAGTAAAAGAACAAAACTTATTGCAACAAATAAAAATAGAAACAGGCCTAGAACCTCAGATATGGGCTGCAAGATCCATTGCGAAAGTTTTCGATAAATTAAATTTACCTTATGACGTAACTGAAAAAACAAAGTCTCCATCATTTACAAAAAATTTTATTTCTAATCATAATCATCCTGTAGTTCGTATGATAGCAGAAGCTAGGAAAATAAACAAGGTCAGTACAACATTTATTGATACTATTTTAGAACATGAACATAATGGTAGAATTCATGCAGATATAAATCAAATACGATCTGATGATGGTGGTACAGTTACAGGACGATTTAGCTATGCTAATCCAAACCTACAACAAATACCTGCCAGGGATCCGGACACAGGGCCATTGATAAGAAGTTTATTTATACCTGAAGAAGGTTGTAAGTGGGGAACATTTGATTACTCGCAACAGGAACCAAGATTAGTTACTCACTATGGTATACGATTTGAATATGAATCAGCTAAGATAATTGCAGACTCATATGAAAATGATCCTAATACAGACTTTCATAAGTTAGTAGCAGAACTTGCAAACATAGATAGAAAAGAAGCTAAGACAATTAATTTAGGTTTATTCTATGGTATGGGTAAAGGTAAGTTAATGAATGAATTAGATTTAACAAAAGATAAAGCTGAAGAATTATTTGCTAAGTATCATAGCACTGTACCTTTTGTAAAACAATTGACTAATGGTGTAATGGCTGCAGCTCAACAAAGAGGTAAAATAAAAACTATTTTGGGTAGACGTTGTAGATTTCCAAAGTATGAACCCATACTAAGAGGTTCAGATTGGGGTACATTTGTACCTGCAGAAGATCATGAAACAATGTTAGAGTTAAAACAAATGGGACCATATTTATTAGATGATGATGGTAATCAAATAAAAGATAAAGATGGTAAACCACAAAAAAATTATTGGCATAACAATGGTCACAGAAGAGCATTTACTTACAAAGCATTAAATAAATTAATACAAGGTAGTGCTGCAGACATGACTAAAAAAGCTATGGTTGATTTATACAAAGAAGGTTTAATAGGTCATATACAAATACATGATGAATTAGATTTTTCTATTGAATCTGAAGCACAAGCTGATAAAATAAAACAAATAATGGAACAAGCAGTAGAACTAAAAGTTCCTAATAAAGTTGATTACGAATCTGGTCCTAACTGGGGCGAAATTAAATAATATGAGGAACTTATGGCATATCTCAACGCGAATATACCACCGATTTACTGCAAAATACGTAGGGAGTATCTTTATGATATGGATGAAAAATATAAGGGAGATAGCCGTGACTGCGTTATCTTTGGTGTTAGCTCTATTTCAGGTCGTGCACTCTTATTTAATATCATGTTACCCAATGGTGCGTGCTATTGGAGATTGCCTATCTCAGCGTTTTTCCAAAAACATCTTTCTAGATCCGAAGTGCCAGATATGCAAGTTGACGAGTTACAGTTGTGGAACTGTTTTAGCTATTATCCTAGCGTGCATTGCTTTGATTGGTTGGCTGGTATAGATGGAAAATTTTTAGGTAAAGATAAAAAATTCTACAAAGGTCAATACTTATTTACTATTGACTGGGCACATCCAGACACTAATATATTAAACGTTGAGCATTCTGAGATTCCACAAGAACATAAGTGTGCTCACATAATGCAATTAGAAAACGGCAACTTTGCTGCGCAGCCAAACAACAGAATCATTTGGCATGTTAATAGTTACACAACCGAAACGGAATGGCCCGATTACAAAGTACAAACTACGTACTGGGATGCTGAAGGTGGTGATTGGGTAACAGAAGATTCTGATAAAATGTTTTATAGTATTGGAGACAAAGATGAAGAAAAAATGTAATATATGTAATCATTCTTGTCATTGTTATGGACAAGGATATCATTTAAATTCAAATAAATGTGATAGTTGTATCTGTGATAGTTGCAGCTGCACACCTTTAGTGATAAAAGAAGAACCTAAAAAATTATCTTGGTGGCAAAGATATGTTAACTGGCTGTTTGGAGAATAGTATGCGAAAACAATGTAAACAATGTGAAAAAGAGTTTGAACCAAAAGATGAATTAGATTTATTTTGTGGTCAACAATGTAAGGAAGAAGCATTAGCAGAATTAGATTCAGATTCTGACGAGTGTTTGTCATGTCAATAAAGAAACCACTTACTATCTCTGAGGAGGCTAACGTGCAGATGCCTATGAAGACGGTTGCTAGTTTGATCGGTCTTGTCGCAATCGGCACCTGGGCTTATTTTGGTTTAATTGAAACACAAAACCAACATCATACTCGATTACAATTAATGGAAGCAGATGTTGAAGATAACACAGAGTTTAGAATAAAATGGCCAAGAGGTTTAATGGGTTCGTTGCCCGCTGATTCTGAACAGTTCATGCTTATCGAAGATCTATATAAACAAGTAGAAAAAATGCAACAAACACAAGAAATGAATATGACTAATAAAGTTAATATAGAATTCTTAATGAAGCAATTAGATAAGGCTCAAAAAGATATAGAAAAATTAAAAGACAAACAACGGGAGTTTGCTAATGGAAACGGTCATTAGTAGTGTTGTTGCTCTCTGTATGTTTATAGCAGGAGAGCTTAAAGAACATAGAATAAAAGAATCTATGTCAGATTGTTTGAAGGGAAAACGCCTTGCGGAACGTGATGTAAATGTTAATATTCAATACATGTGCGGGACTGTAGATGCAGAGCTTGAAAAAAATATTGACGGTAGTATAAGTATAAAAAGAATTATAAAACCAAAATAATGAATAATATATGTATCATAGATAAATCATTGTCTAATGAAGAATGTGATTTATTAATCAATGAGTTTTCACCAAAATTACAAGAATCTCTTAAAGCTCCTTGGAATTACAGTTTTTATGATACTCCACTTGATAATAAAATTTTACAAAAATTAGCCTATAATATAATTGAAATATATAAAAAGAAATATCCAGAAGTAAACTATACACATGAAAAATGGAGTATGAAAAAATTTAGATTTAAAGTTTTTGAACCAGGTGATTATTATGATATTTTACATAGTGAACAAAGTAGTAAAAATGCTAGAATTTTAAGTATCTTAATTTATTTATCGGATCATAATTGTGGAACTGAATTTTATGATGGAACTATGGTAAAATCAGTCAAAGGAAGATCTTTAATTTTTCCGGCTTTTTGGACTCATGCTCATAAAGGACAACCTTGTCCAGATAAAAAAAGAAGATTTATATTAAGCGCTTACGCAACATTAGATGGTGAAATATAATGAACCTTTCTCGAAACTTCACACTTCAAGAATTAATTAAATCAGATACGGCTATCCGTTTAAATATTGATAACAATCCTAACGGCGATCAAATTGATAAACTAAAACAACTGTGTGAAAATGTTTTGCAACCGGTACGTGATCAGTTTGGAAGAGTTAAGGTGACTAGCGGATTTAGAAGTCCAGAACTTTGTAAAGCTATTGGTAGCTCAGAAAATTCACAGCATGCCAAAGCTGAGGCCGCAGA